CGCCAGCAGGATTACCGTCTTCATCATACTCGGTATCAGCCCTATCGAGTAAAACTAAGTCAGTATTGCGGGCTTCATTAAGAATAGTAGCAGGGAACATACTCGCAACATCGTGAATAGGTTCACACAAGTATTCACGGCTGAATTGTATAGCGGGCATTGACATACGCCGTTGTTCAAGTGCTTCAAGGTTCCACCGTTCCGGCCAAAGAGCGTTACCCTCACCGTCAATGGCAGGGTATGTTTCGACACGGAATGTTTCTTTTTCCTCTAATTCAGCATACAAATCGTTGTAACTGAACGGTGTACCTACCATCATCAAACGAGATGAGTGGTGCAGAACAGGGAGTAGAACACCATAGAACCAGTCAGCGGCTCGCTGTAGTTCTCCACCAGTTGTACCCCAAAGAATATCGTCGCATACTACTACATCGGGGTGAAAACCACGAGTTGCACCACCAACCGACTTAGCCATTAGACGGCTACCGTTGGTGAACTCAAAGTAAGACTTAGCCCATGGTCGGCCACCTTCGGGCTTTAGGTGTCGCAGAATGTCAGCACTCTCAATGTTATTGCGGATAAATCGCATGTGTTCAAGTGTCTGTTCAAGAGAGTGAGAGAAAATCATGATGTGTGTTCCGGGTTTGAATGCGGCTATCCAAAGAGCATAGGCCATAAACAATGTAGACTTACCGTGGTCACGACTTGCTTTAACACAGTAGTAACGGTGTTCGTTTAGTCCTGTTTCCCATGATTCATGGTGATGACTGTAATGAAAGCCCAGTATTTCTGTAAAGAAAAACTTGAATGACTTTGCCGCCATTTTGCTATCCATTTCTTGGATAAACGCATTCATGTCATCTCCCATACTATCAACTCAATTTTAAGTACATTAGTGCTGATACTGCGCCAATTTCATGTGGAGACATTTTGTACACCATGTCCGGTCCAAGTTTATCGAATAGAGTGCCAACGAATGAGCGTGTAAACTCATTCAGTTGCGCTTGACGAGTGTTATTATTTATTTGCTCTTGATTATATTGTGGCGGTAGTGGTTCTGCTTCCATCATTGCTCGTTGAGCGTTTGAATCAATAGGTGATAGCGGTTGTTGTCCTGTTCCTATCATTGCTTGTTGGGCGGCTGGACCAATAGGTGGTTTCTGTGTTACTGCGTCATGATGTAATTGTTGAGTTTGATTTATGTACTGATTAGGGTTAAACTGATTATTCATATTTGCTACTTGATATTGAGGCATACCACTTGGATTAGCAACCGATGGATATTGTGACATATCAATAGGTGATGAAAAAGAATTACTTGAAGGCGTTACACCTATTGAGCCGGGTCTTTGGCCTGTAGTATTAGGTTGCACACCAGTTTGACTAAACAGTGGTGGTGGATTTGGCGGAGTTGGTAATGCTTGAGTTTCACTGGGTTTGATTTGTTGACCAATATTTGGATTGATAGTTCCGGTAGGGTCTAGTCCTTGATATGTTATACCCGCTTGAAGTGGGGCTGATGCATCACCGGCTTGCATTCGTTCTGCTGTTTGTTGAGCAGTAGCCGCCGCCGCCCCAACTTTACCGAGCATACCAACCGCACCCATCGCTCGCTGACCTTCGGTAACTCGCCCATCACGAGGGGCGAAGGTGGTACGAGCCATGTCCATAAAAGAAGGGCGAGTACCTGTAGGCCCAACAGATTGAAAAACAGTTGGTCCGGTTTGTTTCACCAATACATTCTTTGACATTATATCACCTCATATTGGTTTTGATAACCTTGACAACCTTTGCATCTACATTGTAAGACTTAGCGATGTTATGCCAATCTCCCATTGTTTGGTTGATTGTCACCACTTCACTTGCGGTCAGCCCGACATGTTTCGCCAGTGCGTGTGGGGTGTTAAGATTACTGTTAATTTTAATCCCGTCAAAACCCGCTTCTTCTTGTTGCATACTTTCCAATGCTTTCATCACTCTATCCATGACTGGTAGGTGTGCATCCTCGGCTTTCATGTACTGTGAAAGTAATTGTTGTCGTGGGTCGGAAAGAGCCTGTTGCGCTCTTGCTTCAATTGGCGTAAGTTCCGGTGTAGGTGCTGGACTTGTTCGACCAATACCGCCAGCAACCAACATTTCACGGAAACGCTGTGGGTCTTGTTCTGCAATAGATGGTCTAAATTGTTGAAACTGTGGTAAAAGAGGTACAGCCGGTGGTCCTTGAGGGACTACACCAACCCTTTGAGGGGGTGTCCCGCCGGTTGAAGGCGGTGAAGGAACCGAAGAACCTACGGTAGTAGCGGAGGTAGGTTCATCCGGCGGGACTGGCATAGAACTTGCATCAGCAAAGTCATTGATTCCATGAAGGTAGGCATCCATGTGTGGCTCAAGTGCCACATCCTCACCTTCTACGGGATAATTAGCAAAAGTCATACCTTGCATTGGCTTCGTGTTAATATCACCAAGTGCCATTTTTACAGGATGTCCCTGTGCTTCGGATTGATGGTCGGCCAACGCTTCAATGATGCCACGGAAACGGTCAACTTGACCCATGAGGTTTTCATTGTAATTTACATTAAAAGCACTTAATTCTTCACTGGTGATAGGATGTGTACCAATTTTACTTCTTTCGGGGTCGTCATCATCAGCACCGGATTTATGTGCAAGAGCCATCAATCGAGCCGCTGATAAATGCCTACCTTTACCACCACCAGCACCGGGTTTGAAAAACTGGCTATGTTGGTCGTAAGACAAACCTTCTTCACCAGCACCGTGTATCTCCATTAAACGGTCAAATTGTTTTTTAAAATTACCTTGATTACTTCGACCAAATAAAAACATCATTGCCGGAACATGAGCCATGTCTTCAATCAATTTTCTTTTCATTGCAGGGTCTTGTAGAATCTCACGAAGAGGGCGTTGAATCATTTCGGGGCTACCCATCGTTCCAATGTTAATTGTTGCAGGGACATCGGGAATGTTTTCAATACCACTTTCTAATGCTTTATCAATTGCTCTTTCAGCCATTGAGTATAACCCTGCTTCTTGGTCCCATTTTTGCTTTCCACCGGTTTTTGTACCATGTACATCAACATGGGGATAATACATAATGTCGGGTAAATGATGAGTGACTGAATGGGTAAACACTGGTATTTGCTCATTAAAGTAACCCTCCGGCGCACCCGCCATTTGTTTTGGTGATATATCAGCGGGGTGTTCTTGATATGAAGGTTCAACTCGACCTTGAGGGGCCATTTCACGAGCGTAAATGTATGATTTTTGAACAAAAGAGAGTTGTTTTGATACATCGAAAGGTAAGTCGTATTCGTCTTCAAGGATATGTTGCAGTTCGTCATTAAAAGGTATAGCCCCCGATTCTACAAAACGACCCATCGGCCCATCAATGTTTTTATTTGTATAATGAGTAATTAAAGTATTATTTTTTGTTTTGGTTGCTCGGTCGGACATCTCTCGTGTACTACCACCGGGAGGTAACATACTTGCTCTAATTTTTCTCCAAGCCATACTTTCAAAAGGTGGTAAGTAATGGTCGCCCTGTGTTAAATCATCTAAACCTTTATGACTTGTATGATTTTTATTAAAATTAGTAATTGCTTGATTGATAATATCTACAGGATTAGCGTCTTTCTTATATTTTTTCAAAAACCAACCCAAACGAGTAACAGCCGCATCAATACCGTGTTGGTAACTACCAACAGAAGTAACCCAATGACGCTCACCGTGGTCGCCGCTTTGCCATTCACCCGGTATAATACCCCCATGACCGTCATGTGCAAAAGCAGGTATGTCTTCTTCTGTAGGTGGTGTAAATGCAGTTGCAGGTGGATTACGAATCATTGTTGAGCCGTGTTCCGGTGTATGGGCTTTCATACCCCATGCTTTTCGGATTAGACGACCCTTAACAAAAATCATCCGAAATGCCCCCGCTTATCGGATAAGTAACCCGCAGGGTCAAGTCCTAAGCGGCTTGAATTAGTTTCAAGGTTTTGAATAGGACCATCGTTTTTCTCATCCTCGTCTTCATTTTGCTGAACACCAGCAGGGTGAGCAGGGACAGCACCCTCTTCAAACGCAGAAGCAGTACCCGCTTTCTTCATACTTGCTTTTGCTTTTGCTCGCTGTGCTTCAATTAACATACGCATTAACGCAAGCATTTCAGTTCGATTAGCATGACGATTTGATTTGAGTAGTTCACTTTCTGTGCGCTCGTCACTCATCATCATAGAAGACGACGGTGCTGGCATGCTAGGAACACTGCTCATTGGTGGGGCCATTTGCGGCATAGACGGCATTTGCGGAGTTCGCATCCGTGGCATCCGTGGCATACGAGGTCGGCGTAGTCTTTGCAAAGCCGGTTGTCGCATTTGGCCGGATTGACCCGGTAGTAGTCCAGTCAAGCGGCCACCGCCAGTTGGTCCAGCAGTGAATGACCTTGCGCTGTGTCGAGCGTGTGGAGAATAAGTTGTTCGGACATTACCAAGTATTTTCTTTGCTTCTTGTTGCCCCATGTATTGACGATACTTCTGTGGGTCTTTACTCATCGGTTGCTTGGTAGCAATACCACGGTGGCTCATTTCAACAGCCAAGTGGGGTTTCATCAATCCGGTTTTTTTACCACCCTTGATACCACGCATGTGCGCTCGGAAACGGCGCATGGTTGCACCAACAGGGGATTGACCGCCGGGTGGTCTTTTGAATTGTCCAGTTGAAGGGCGGAACTCTCTTCGCTTTTCACGGCGGCGGCGACCTTCAATAGTTCCACGAGTTTCACGCTTGAGTAGCGAACTCCAAGCACCATCCATTGGCTCGCCTGTTCTTACGGCTGAATTACCCGTACCCATTGCTGAACCTGTACCTGTC